CGCATCAGGCGGCAACAGAAGCACGAATGCCTCACGTACAGACATTCAGATCTTGGAGTCCTACGGGTTCAGCAATCAGTCACCAAAGGCCAACCCTCCCATCCGTGATCGGGTGGCTTCTGTTCAAGCTTTGCTGGAAAACGGGAAAGGTCAGGTAAGGCTGCAGATTGCTGCCAACTGCAAGCGCACTATCGAATGTTTAGAGCTGCAGAGCTACACCGAGGCTGGTGATCCTGATAAAGATGCCGGTTACGATCACATGAATGATGCGCTTGGCTATCTCGTCTACCGGGATTTCTCAATGCTCCATGCCCGCGCTGGTCGTGGTACTGGAATCAGGCTTTACTAAACTGCAGGCATTGGGCGGGATTTAGCTGTGTATTCAGGCTTTTCTGGTCGGCAACGTGTTGGCAACGTCACGACGGTGGAAAGCCCGAACACGGCTTACGTCAACATGGAGCCGCATTGGCTGCTGATTGAAGCACTTTTGCAAGGCACTTACGGCATTAGAAAAGGGCATCGAAAATATCTGCCGCAAGAAGTTAGAGAGCTAGATGAGGCCTATGACAACAGGCTGATGCGCTCAACGCTTGCGCCTTTTTACGCCAGGCTTGAGCGGATGCTGGCAGGCATGTTGACCCGCAAGCCTGTGCGTCTTGAGGATGTCAGCGATGTCGTCACTGAGCAGCTGTTTGACGTTGACCTTCAGGGCAACGACCTCAACGTTTGGACTTACGAAACTGCACGCAAGTGCATCCGGTATGGACACGTCGGTGTTCTTGTGGATGCGCCAAAGGCTGGCGAGAACGGCAGGCCGTATTGGACCCAATACACGCCACGCGATTGCTTAGGCTGGCGCTCTGAAATTAAGGACGGCAAGCAACAGCTAACCCAGCTGCGGCTGATGGAAACCATCACCGTGCCTGATGGCCTTTACGGTGAAAAGCAAGTGCAGCAGGTGCGAGTGCTAACACCTGGTGCATTTGAAATTCATCAAAAGGACAAGAAAGGCGACTTTGTGCTTATTGATGAGGGCACAACCAGCCTCAGCGAGATCCCGTTTGCTGTTGCCTATTCCAACCGCGTTGGTGTTCTTGAGTCGCGGCCACCTTTGGCAGACATTGCTGAGCTGAACCTCAAGGCGTATCAAGTACAAAGCGATCTCGACAACCAACTGCACATCAGTGCTGTGCCAATGCTGGCCATCTATGGGTTCCCGCAGTCAGCAGAAGAGATCAGCGCAGGTCCAGGAGAGGCTTTGGCACTTCCTGAATCAGCGCGTAGTGAGTACATCGAACCTTCAGGCAACAGCTACGACGCGCAGTTCAAGCGCCTTGATCAGATCTCTCAGCAGATCAATGAGTTGGGTTTGGCTGCTGTGCTGGGTCAAAAACTCAGCGCAGAAACTGCAGAGGCCAAGCGCATTGATCGCAGCCAAGGCGACAGCACCATGATGGTGATTGCTCAGCAGATGCAAGACCTGATCGACAACTGCTTGAACTTTCACGCGCAGTACATGCAGCAGCCTCAAGCTGGCAGCAGCTTTATCAACCGCGACTTCCTTGCTACGCGCCTTGAACCGCAAGAGATCCAATCACTGCTGCAGCTCTACACCGCAGGCACCATCACTCAAGAAACGCTGCTTAACCAGCTGTCTGCTGGTGAGGTGCTGGGTGATGAGTTTGACGTAGAGGAAGAGATCGAGGCAACGCAGGCCGGCGGCTTGATCGAAATGCAGCAGTCTGAGCCCGAGCCTGAGCCTGAAACAGAAGCCACAATGCCAGAAGCAGAGCCGGAGGCTGAAGATGAGTTGGCTGGATAATCTGCGACACCGCAAGCCAGAAGACCCGATGAACCGGCTCTTGTTTTTTACAAGGCAAGAGCTAGCAGAACAGACCTATGCAGTGATCAGGGTCACTTGGTACTTGAAGGGTAAGATCTGTGGCGTCTCAGAAACAGCGATTGGTCTGTACGAAACAGATGTGATTGCTGAGTTCTCTGGTTTTGTCGGCAACGCGCTACGGGCTGGCTGTGATGTGTCGGTGGCTTGCATTGACGATCCGCAATATTTGGGCATCTATGAGTCATGAGCACGCCATCGGAGTTCTACAGCAACGCCATCAACCTCAACCGCTACAGCAACAGCGTCGCGAAGCGAATCATCAATGCCTACAACGATTTAGTCGTTGATGCCATCGAGCAGCTAAGAGGGTTGGACGATTTAGCGGCACCTGATAAAGCAGCGCGTTTAAGGTCGATATTGGCGCAGCTCAAAAGCAACGTCGGGCGATGGGCAAACGAAAGCGTTTCATTGTCAATCGAGGAGCTTGAAGAGCTTGCCGGCGTTGAGGCTGGCTTTGTCGCAGCAGAGCTGCGAAAGGCATTGCCTGCAGAACTACGCGACACGGTTAAACCTGTTGTCATCTCGCCTAATTTTGCAGAAGCAGTCGTGACTGTTGATCCAACGCAGCGCGGCATTGTTTCGCTCAGTGATGACTTGCAAGCTGCTGTCACAGGTGCAGGCACCGGCGTTCGTTTGACTATCGCTGAAGGTGTCACGTTGACGCTGCCTAATGGACAAGTGCTCCAAAAGTCATTTCGAGATTTAGGCGAAAAGCAAACAGCATTGTTCGGCCAGGCTGTTCGCAATGGTTTATTGCAGGGAGAGACAACTGATTCAATCGTTAAACGCTTGAAAGGCAGGTTGCGCCAAGGACAGCCAGGAAGCATCAATCAGGTGATCGCAGCTGGTGGGCAAGCAACAATCCCTGCTGACAACCAGATTCGTACGTTAGTTCGCACGTCAATCAATCAGGTTGCAAATGCCGCGATCCAGAAGGTCTTCGAGGCCAACCAAGACGTAACCAAGCAATATAAGTACGTCGCAACGCTGGATGGCAGGACATCAGCTATCTGTCGGGCACTAGATGGAACAGTGCATGACTACGGCAAAGGTCCGTTGCCACCACAGCATTTCAACTGCCGGTCAGCGACAGTGCCGATAATTGACTACAAAGGGCTAGGCATACCTGAGCCAGAGGAGGACGAACGCTCAAGCGCCAGTGGGTTAGTTCCTGAAGGCACAACCTATGGCAGATGGTTGGCGAATCAAACAGCAGCGGAGAGGCAGCGAATTCTTGGATCACGCGCCAGTTACTTCGATTACTTGACTGAGCAAGTAGGGCCAGAAGACGCAATCCGCAAGTTTGTTAGGCAGGACGGGTCAGAGCTAACGTTGGATCAGCTAAAACGCCGCTATCCCGATGCCTCTCCCAGCTAAGTATCAGTTCAAGTCGCAGGGCGGTGAAACCAAGCCCAAAGCGACGGCCAAGAAAAAGTCCGCTAAAAAGGAAGCACCTACGGAGGCTGACTGATGCCTAAAGGCCCTGGCACCTACGGCTCAAAAATGGGCCGTCCCCCCAAGAAAAAGAAAAAGGGAGGCAAGAAAAAATGAAAAAAGGTTCTCGAGTCGCTTGGTCTTACGGCGGGGCTAGGACCACAGGAGTGGTTCAAAGCGTTGCCAAGACCAATCGCGTTTCCATCAAGACTCCCCGTGGTGGCACTGTTACAAGAGTCGGCACGCCTAACGATCCGATTGTGCGGATCAAGTCAGACATGACTGGCAACACTGTTTTAAAAAGGCGCTCAGAGCTGAGTCCTGCCAAGAAAGCCAAAAAGAAATAGCCATGGCTAAGGCGATTGAAAAGGGAGGCCATCGTTTTGCTGGCCTCAACAAACCGATCATGACGCCAAACCATCCGAAATACGCAGCGGCAGTCGTCACCAAGGTTGACGGCAAAGAGAAGCTGCTGCGGTTTGGGCTGCAAGGAGCCAAGCGTTTCCCCAAGCGTGATGGTGAAAGCAAGGCTGCTGCTGAAGCGCGCAAGAATTGGAAGGCACGTCACGCACAAAACATCAAGCGCGGCCCAAGCGGGAAAGCCTACTGGGCGAATAAATTTCTTTGGTAGTAGATTTGGCCTGAAATCTAGCCCGTGGCTAATTCATGGCTGAAGAAAACATTGCTCCCGTGGAGCAAAATGTTGACGCTCAGAAATG